GGAAGGTCATGCGGAGTACCAATACAAGGGGGGTGCTCTTATATACTATGAAGCTGGGCAGAATGGTAAACCGATTAGCAGCACCTTATCATCGTTTCCCGTTCGTTTGGCTTCCATCCATACGGGTGAAGTCACGAGCGGGCAACACTATTACCAAGTCAGCCACTACCACCCGCACGATGGATGGAAGGAAGTCGAGCTAAGGGCATCCGATCTCCACTCCCAGACCATGGTGGCGAAGCTCTCTGACGCGGGTGTCGTCATCCATGACCCCTTACGCTTCAGTAAATATATCCGCGACTCGGCGGACGTGATCCGCAAGCGGGAGAGAACCGGCATGGCCTACGAACAGTTTGGGTGGAAGGACAACGATGCGTCGTTTCTCTACGGCGCGAAGCTCTATGCCGCTGATGATCGGCCCGCCCCCGCCCTCTCTGAAGAACTGCGCGCCCGAAGTCAGTGGCTTAGACCCACGCCAGGAGGCTCTGTAGGGGGCTGGAAACAGGCAGTAGACAATTTGATGGGGGGTGGTAGCGAGAGCATGTCTTTTACGGTCCTGGCCTCGTTTGGCGCGGTCCTGATGCGCTTTCTGGACCGCACCGAGGGAGGCGCGGTCATCCAGCTTGTCACCCGGCACTCAGGAGCGGGCAAATCGACCAGCCTATCGGGCGCTTTGAGCGTGTGGACCGGCGACAAGCGCGGGTTAGAGTTGACCACGATCGACACGAAGGTTTCAAAAGGCCGTGAGCTTGGGCTCTTGTGCAACCTGCCCGCGATCTATGACGAGTTTCAGAACAAAGACCCCGCAATGGTTGCGGAGTTCATGATTATGTACACGTCGGGGCGGGACAAAAAGCGCGCCAACACAAGCGGGCATGTGCTGGTGAACCCGATCGCGTGGAACAATTTTCTAATCACCGCTGGCAATCAATCGATGACTGAGAGCATCATGGCGGCGGGAACCGCGACCGCGCCAGCCATGCGGATATTGGAGCTGCCCGTTGAAAGTTCAGGAAACCTCAAACAGTCGGAACTCATTCGCCTCGCGGAAGTCCTGTCTGCAAACGCTGGCCATGCCGGTGACGCTTATCTTAGATACCTTATGCTCCCAGGCGTCATCCCGTGGGTTAAAGAGAACCTTCTTAAGAGTATTGATTATGTTATGGATCAATGCGCTTTCGAGAAGGAGCACAGATTTTGGGCCAGAGCTTTGGCTGCTACGCAAATTGCATCGCTCATTGTTGATAAGGCAGGACTGATTACTTTTTCCCCTGATCGTATTATGGATTGGGCGCTCCATCACTTCTCTCAAAAGGTAATCAGCAAGGAAGAGCGCGCCCGCGACCGCTCCATGTTGCCGATCATGGCGCAGTATTTTGACGAGCGGCTTGATGAAACGTTGACCATGCCGGGTCCGCCCGAAGGCAAGCGCGTCATACCGCCGATCGGGGAAATGCCCCGGCGCCGCGTCGCGATACGAGTCGAAGCCGACACTGAAACCGCGTTCGTGGCAATTGCCCCATTGCGGTTTTGGCTAGAGAAAAATTCGGGCGGGGGGTTCAACGATATGCTCGCTGAAATGGAGCAAGTGGGGTTGCTCAAGTCGCGCTACGTGCAGCGCACGCTAGCCGCTGGCACAAACATTTTTGGCGGGCAGGTGCCGTGCATCAGCATCGATATCGGCCATCCGGCGCTGACCGGGCGGGCTCGCCTCTTGCGCGAGGAAGTGAAGCGGGCGACGACCGTGGAGCGGATGGCGCGTCTATGACGCCCGGTCAGTTGGCTGCCCGCAACGCTAAAATCCGAGAGGCGTGGGATTGCCCCTTGCGACGCGCGTTGATGCGCGCGAAGAAAGAAAAGACCGATTCAAAGCGATCGAGCAAGAGGGCGTATAACGCCTACTATCGAGCTTACCGACTCAGGCGGAAGCTTCAAGCTCAAGCTTCTTCTTGACCTCATAGAGCCGCGCCATGATGGTGGCGAGCTTGGTATCATCCTGTGACTTTTTCAGCCTGTGCTCGTTGACCCGGAGCTGCGCGCCGAGCACAAGCTTGGCGGCCTGCTGACGGATGCGCTCCGTGCGCGCCATTTCAGCGTCAAGCGGATCGGTCTTTCGCATCTGTTCGTAGCTGACGACCAGGGCTTCCTCAGTGCAAGCCTCTAGGGCGCTTGGCTGGTCGAAAACTCCATCCCCGTCGCGTAGCCGTGAGATTGTATTTCCGGTAGCTGCTTCGAGAGCCTGTCGCCAATGTCCGTCCGGTACATCGGGGAGTTGGGAAGTGTCAAACGCTTGAGACGGCGGTAGCATTTCTGCTTCGCGTCGTACACCGTTTGCCCCGTCGCCGTCATGACCAAAACGTAGTCGCCGCCCGTGACCGGGATCGGTTCCTCCACGATCGTTCCGCCCCGATCGACCGGCGCTTTGCCCTGCATCACTTCGCAGAAATGGACGTGGCGCAGCAAGCCCGGCGATAGCCCGTAGATCGGGCTGCCAATCACTTCCTTCCGCGTCAAGTGGGAGTACGGATAGTCGGGAATAGAGAGAACCACCCCGATCGCCACCGCATCCATGATCGTGTTCCGGGTGTCGCGCCCGTTCGCCAAGTCCATCAACCATTCGATCGGATCGCCTTCATGCAACTCCTGTTGGATATTGAATGTAGGCCACCCCGGTCGCATTGTAAATTCCAGGGGCCAGGGTGTGCCTTTTTCATCAATGATACAGTTCACGTCGATATAGCCGACATACTCTTTAACGGCCAGCAGTTCGCTCAACGGCTCAAGGACTATCCGCGCCAGCTTAGAACGTTGGACATAGCGAAGAACGGTTCCTTGTTCCCCGGTTGCAACGCCCATATCTCCATCCATGAGTTTTTTGAACTCAAAGTTTTCGCACCAGCCCACGTTGAAACCGTGAGGCCCGAACCAGCCCCCGACAGCCATTTCAACGCCCCCCACAAAGTCTTGAAGTATGAAGGGTGATTTGAGCTTCCCAGCTTTCTTCCATCGCTCAAGCATATACACAAGGTCAGCCGGGGTCTTGGCGACGTAAGATAGAGACTTGTCAGCGTCGCCAGAAGGCTTACTAACGAGACGAACGTTTCTCTTTTTGACGTAGGCAATCGCTTTGTCATAGTCGGTGAACTCCTGGTAGGGTGGAGTGTCAATATCGTGAGCTTTGAGAACCGCCATCCCGACAGTCCGGTCAAGCTCCCATTGCGCGGTTTCCTGAGAAGGCCCGACGATCGGAGTGCCGTGCACGCGGAAGGCATCAAGCTCGCGGAGCCACCGCGTGTTGTCGGCATTGAAGAGCAAGTCCGCCCAATGCAGGAAGGGTTGGAACTCGCGCACGACTTCAACGAGGCCGCGACCGATGTGCTCCGTCTTCGGAGTCTCACGAATGCATATGCGGACGTGATGACCCGCTTCCTTCGCGCGCACTGCTAGATCGAGTGCTCCGCCTTCCGGGTCCACGATCAGAAGTCGCATCAGCTCTTCTTTGATCTGCCTGCGGTTGCTGGCGTATTGCCCCGCAGCGCCTGAGTTTGCGCCGCTTGCGCCGCTGGCGTGCCTTGCGCTTGCGATTGCGCGTAGCGCTGCGTTTGCTGCTGGGCTTGCGTGGGTGCTGCTTGAGCAACACCCGGAGCGAGCAACGCCATAACGTGCGAGATTACGTTGTTCTGTTGCTGCTGCGCCGGACTCTGCGGCGCTTGACTCTGCGCCATCCCGAAATTGGCGTCGGATCCGATGCCCCCCGGCCCGATGCTTGTGCCGCCGTGGGCTTTAGCGAGTACGTCAAAGAGGTTATTGAGCATCGCGACTTGCGGGGGGCTTATCTGCGCCACAGACGGCGCTGCGCGGGGTGCGGGCGGGCCAAGTTGCGACACCTGAACAGGCGTGGTTGCCGTTGACACCCCTGAGAGCACGCCGGGCGGAACACCCAAGCTCGCGACGCCAGGATTGCCCAAACCCCCGAACCCGTATTTATTCTGCGAAAACATCGCGTTAAGAATCGCTTGCACCGCTGGCGTGTTTTGACTGTTCTGACCAAAAGCCGTCCCGCCGATTCCCCCGCCGTGCCCGCCGCCCGATGTTCCGCCACCAACGCCCGCGCCAGGAGCCCCCGAGGCCGCGCCAACGCCAGGAGCCCCCGAGGCCGCGCCAACGCCCGCGCCCCCACCTGCGGTAGACCCCCCTCCAAACCCTGCAACTCCGCTAGCGCCCGGCGAACCGTACCCTTGCGAAGCCGTGCCCGCGCCATAGCCTACGCTGCTGCCAAACCCGTTCGCGTTGCCAAAGCCCGTTGAAGCTCCGCCGAGCCCCGCGCCAAAACTCCCGGTGCCTTGCGTGGACGTGCCCGCTGGAGCGCCAGCGGGATTGCCGACGTTGCCATAACCCGCCGCAGCCGCAGCCGCGCCAACCGCAGCCGCAGCAGCCGCAGCAGCGTCACCGCCACCATCACCGCCACCGCCACCGCCACCATCACCGCCGCTCATTGCGTGCCCCCGTATTTCTGAAGCGGGTCCGCTTGGGGATTCTTCATGTACGTGTTTATCAATTGCTGTTTTTCGCGGTGCGAAATTCGCAATGGACCTAAACCCTGTTTCGCGCGTTGTGCATTCACGTCCGATCGGCGCTTATCGTACCACGCTTCAGCCTGCTTGTAAGAGATAATTCCTTTCAGTTGATCGGGCGCCGTGTCGCGCATCCCCGCGGCCCGGATACCAAAAAGCCTTTCGAGGGAACTTATATGCGAACCCGCTTTAGCGTTGCTCACCTGCCCCAAGGTAATCGGGGTAAGCGTGTTGCCCGCAACAAATTCTCCAAGCTGTTCGATCTGTTTTGTCGTCGTATCGTTAGGGTTATAGATCGGCTGGCCTTTCCAATCCTTGTTCTCACCGGCTTCGATCAACGTCTGCCACAGCGGCGCAAGCTTATTGTACGCCTCCTGTCCGACGCCCCCCTCCCAGATGTTGCGGTAGGAGTTGGCGAAGTTGGGGAGCGTCGCGCGCTCTGGCTCCTTGGTGGACGGATCGATGCCGCCTGTGCGCGGATTGAGCACGTCCTGCCCGCTCTGCGGTAACTGGCCAGTCTTCAAATACTGATAAACGCTATTGACCATTGCCGTGCCTAGCCCGATCGCCACGGCGTAGCTCAATCGATCGGTCCATATTTCTTCAGTGTTGGGGAGCGTCCCCTTCGCTTTGCTGTAGAGTTTGTCAGGGATGCGCGCAGCATCGAACGCCGCGCCCATCGCCTGCCTCGCTTGCCCAAGTGTGAAGCTCCACGAAATGGCGGCGGTCTGCGCCATCTTCTTTGCGGTGGCGTCCCAGAAAATATTCTTCGAGTTCATTTCGCCGAACCGCGCATCCATCATGTTTGCGACCTTGCGCCCGTAAGCGGCGAAGTCTTCCCGCGATATGCCGGGATGCGCGTCGAGGTAGGTCTTCATCGCGTCCATCGCGGCTTGATTCTTGAGCCATGGGACATAGTATTGAAACACCGGTTCCATGGTCGTTTCAAAAGCCCGAATGCCCATTTTGAGCGGGCCGCCCGCCGTGGCGGGAATGCCCTTTTGCCAACCCTTGATGAAGCCGGGGAGCTTCGAGACGCGGTATTCATCCGCAAGACCGCCCTCGCGCATGAAGTCATAATTCGCGTCCGTCAATCCCTGGACGATCTTTTGCATTTCAGGGTCGCCAAACTCACCATCGAGAAATGCTTTCTGCGCGCGCCGCCCTTTGACGAATGCCGTGAGCGGTTTCCCGGGGGCCTTCGCGATTGCCGTTATGCCTGCGATCGGGCGCCCGTTCTTAAGCTTGGTGATGCCATCTGAAAGCCCTGAGAGAACCGACTCCATCGTCTCAAGCGCCGCATGAAATCCCGAGATCGCAAGCTTGAAAGACGTAGTTCGGTTCGCCGCTTTCTGTGCAATGTCAAGCACGTCAATGTGCGTGCCGGGAATATTCAACTTGGCCGGTATCGATGCGTAGTTGTTGAACACCGCAGCCAAACCGGGCGGAGCATACGCCTCATGCCCGAACGCATCGCGCTCGCCTTTAAGCGGAACCCATCCTTGCGGCGCGTTCTCAGGCTTGCGGTAAACGATCATCCCCGCGTCCTTGGCGTCGTTCTTCGACTCCCACGACGCGATCTTGGCGGAAGCGTTCTCGATATAGCGCGAGAACAATTCCATCGGGTCTGTCGTCACCGGGGCCATGCCCGCGCGAATGCCCGCTTCATAGTCATCGAACACGCGCGCTTTGGTGAAGTAATTCGATCCCTTCTTTGCGCCGAGTTCGTTGATCGTCTTCATCGCCGACTCAGGATGTCGCCAGAGTTGCGTCACGAAATTTTCGCGGAAACTCATTTGATCGGTCTGCGGCAACGTCTCAAGTTTTTGCCGGTATTTCTGCATCCACTCCTTGAACGTGTTGGCGAACGTCTGCGCTTCAGGCGGCAGGCCGAAGCCCTTCTCGATCATGGCGCCCGGCTTTTGCAGCCACTTGATTAGCGATAGCTGTTCTTCAGGATTGAGGCTCTTGGTGAACTGACCGAACTTCGTCATCGCCTCTTTGGCTTGCGCGCCCATGCGCGCCATGTTGCCGACGTTCTTCTGGATGATTGCCTTGGCCTTGCCGCCCGTCTCGAAATAGCTCTTGGCGTAGTCCGACGCGGCGGTGAGCTTCTGTTTTAGCGTCGGGTCCGGGTTCGCCGCCTCGAAGTCCTTGATGTTTTGCGCGGCGAGTTCGTGCAAGGGCGTGGCTTGTGCGCCCGCTGGTTGCGCGGCATTGTCCACTGCAAGTTCGGGTTTAGGAGCCCGCGCCGCGATCGACGCTTCATTGGGGGGCGGCCCCGCTTCAGTCACGCTCTGACCTAGAACCCCGTCGCCTACGGCTTTTTTGATCTCGGGCGCTACCTCGACAGCCTTCGCGGCAGGAAGCGTCTCAGCGGGCTTCGCAAGCGGTTTAACGCTAAGTTCGCCCGGCGCTTCTTTGCCCCCCGTGAGTAGCGCCGCGCCCATGACCCGCTTCTGTGTCTCTGGATCGGCCATGGACGCCTTGCCTTGCGCCACGTCGCCGAATACCCCGAGGTCGTTGAGCGCGCCCTTGCCCATCTGGACCGCAGCGCCGCCGATCTTTTTCAGCGTGCCCGTGGGGTCGGCCATGAGCATTTTCGCCACCTTCTTTTCAGGGGCGAAGTAACTGTCGTCTTCAGGCGGCTTGGCCCGCGCTGCGAGCTCCGGGTCCACGGCGCCCGGCGC